CGCTGTTGTGGCAGTCGTGGCGGTTGTGGCTGTTGTGGCCGTAGCCGCATTACCTGTACATGAGCCAGAAGAGCCTGATACGTTACCCGTGACGTTACCCGTTAAAGCAGCAGTAATCGTACCAGCAGTAAAGTTACCAGAAGCATCCCGCGCCACAATTGCAGATGCAGTGTTTGCGCTTGTTGCGTTTGAAGTAACCGTAAAGGTAGAAGCAGTAGCTTGATTGGCTGTAAATGTTGCAGAACCAGACAAACCTGTACCAGACACCGCCATTGTCAATGTGCCGTTGTTAGCCGCTGCTGTGGCCGCAACCCATGAAGGTGCTGCTGCGCCATTAGACTGAAGGACTTGCCCAGAAGTGCCAACCGCTAATTGAACAGTAGTACCAGCCGCTGACTGATAAGGTATTGTTCCAAACGAACCGCCAGCCAAATTGGTAGCTGTTGTTGCAGACGTGGCCGTAGCAATATTAGTTGCATATGCAAAGGCAGCGCCGTTCCAAGATAAAACACTTCCTGTCACTGTTGGAGCAGCAATAAATGAAGTTGTAGCTGCGCCTGTTTGGTATGGAATTTGATTGGCTGCGCCAGCAGAGATGTTTGTAGCCGCAGTTGCTGTAGAAGCGTTGCCTGTCAAAGCTGCTGTAATTGTGCCAGCGGCAAAGTTACCAGAAACATCACGAGCCACTACTTTAGAAGCCGTGTTTGCGGATGTAGCGTCAACGGTTGCAGTCACTGCGGCGGAGCCGTTAAAGCTTGTGCCGGTAAGGTATGTACCCAAAGTTAAGGCGTTAGCCACTGAACCAGCAGAACCAGAGATGTTGCCTGTTACGTCAGCGCCATCCACAGTGCCCCAAGAAGGAGCCGCAGACGCAGCGCCTGTACCCGTTTGAATTAAGTACTTCTTAGTAGTTGTGATGTTGCCTGCCAACTTAGCCAATGTGTTTGCCGCGCTTGCGTACAAAATGTCGCCGGTCGCATAAGAGGATTGAGCTGTACCGCCGTTGGTAGCACCCAAAGCGCCAGAAACTGCGCCCGACTGATTTAAAGCAACCGCGTTCCACTCAACGTTGGTTGCCGAAGCATCCATGATTAGAGACTTGTACGCCGCACCTTTGGCTAACTTACCCCAAGTGTTTGTACCTGATCCGTAAAGCAAATCGCCTGTGGTTACCGTGTTTGTGCCTGTACCACCGTTTGTAGCTGCAACCGTACCAGTCAGGGAAATAGTCAGGCCAGTAACGTCAATGTTTGTGCCACCAACATAGTTTAGTTGGTCAGAAAACAGAGTAAACGGTAGAGCAGTTGTACCTACGGTAATTGCCGCCGTTTGAGACAGAATAAAAGCACTACCAATGTTTGCTGAACCAGCCGTAACAAAGAAGTAAGCGTTGTTGGCAATCTCGCCAACACCAGCAGTATCAAAGTCGGTGGCACGGGTTAGGATGTATGGAAGAATTCCGCTACCTGCTTGAGTGACCGTATAGCAACCATTGTTTGCAGAAGCAACTTCATTTTGAACTAGGATGCGTTGGGAAGTTGTGACAGCATTACCGTCAACAGTTAAAGCACCATTGACTGTAGCCGTTAGCGTAGCTCCTACACCTGAAGCTCCGTTGTTATATGTGTTTGTTGGGAGGGCTGCGGCGGTCGCGTACACCACAGATGGGTGCACAGTAAATCCTGTTGCTGCGGCTGAGTCCACATACTGCTTGGTTGCCGCTTGTAAGTTCAGTGTTGGGTTTGCGTTAAGCAGAACAGTTGAGCTAAATGTGGCCGCGCCCGTTGAAGTAAATGCACCGCCAACAGTTAGGCCAGCTTTGGTTGTAATAGATTGGTCAGTACCAGAAATACGTGCAGCCCAATTGGTTGTAGCTACACCACCGGCAAATAACAAAACATCTTTGGCTGCGGTTCCTGTACCAATAATTAGTTCACCGCCATCGTTATAAACGTAAGCTGAGCCGGGTGTAAAGATGGGGTAAGCTGCTTCAGTGTAGTTAGAACTAGCAATACCCATATCAACAAAGTTATACGTACCGTCGCCCAAATTGTTGTAGGCAACAATGTCTGTGGAAGCTGACGCTCCATCGCTTAAATTCTGGGCATACATCTGCGCAAAGCTGTTGACGTTAGCGTACAACTCAGCTAAAGCTGCGCCAAATGTTGTGTAGCTTGTAACGCCCGTACCAACCACTGTTATAGGGCCACCATCAATCAAAACGTTACCGGTTGTCTCTTCGTAGATGGCTTTCTCTGATGGATACGTACAGAATACATCCACAGTACCTGTGAAGTTCACCAACGCACCAGCGTTAGAAGAAGATAGCGGTGTAGCGTTACGGCTCAGTGTTGTGCCAGAAGATGTATACGTGCCGTAGTTAACTTCCCATGCACCAGATGCAGAGTCAACAATCGCAAAGTAAGTAACGTTTGCGTTACCAATGGCAGAAAAAGCTTGGAACCCCGTAGGCGTCGTTAACAGAGTAATCGTGCCTGTACCGGGATTGGAAGCGGTTTGTTTAACCCGATCTTTTAAAACAATAGCCATTTTGAATCCTTACGACGGTAGGTCGTTCCAACCGGGGGTTTGTGTATTTGTGATATTTTGCCAGTTTGCGTTCTGACTGTCATCAATTTGCGCCCAAACAAGTACATTGCCGATAGATACTAAAAGCTGTATTCCCGTAGGATACACATTAATTGTTTTAACTGCTGTAGATGTAGCTAATGCGGTGGCTAATTCTGCCACGGAAGCGTTAACAGAAATAGAAGCTGTTTGGGCATCTGTGCCAACCGCTGACTCTGAAATTAAAACCGTGTAGAGACGCCCACCAGCATAAGAATCTGATCCAACTGCGGACTCTGCGATAGCTGCTATTAGAGTAGCAACAGCCGTAACAGTATCTGTAGCCAAAGCTGATTCTGACTGAGTTGCCAACATAGTTCCAATAGCAGTCTGCGTATTTGTAGCTGTAGCTACTTCCGCTTGCACGGCAAACATATTTGCAATAACTGACTGAGTAGCTGTAGCTGCGGCTGTTTCAGAAGAAGTTGCAGTTAACGTATTGTTTAGACTAACAACCAAATCAGTACCTGTAGCTGTTTCCGCTTGTACCCCACCACGTATAACAGTAGGCGCAGAAACAGAATCAGATGCTATCGCAGACTCACTTAATGATGAGGCAAACGTCGCCCCGCCTAAAGCGGCGAAAGGTGTCTGAGCAAATGTAACATCTCCAAACACCGCATTACCTATTAGGCTGCGTCAAGAGAAAACGTGTATGTCACATTTAATGTGTCACCGCTATCAACGGTTTTATCACCGCCGCTAAAGTCACCAGCGGAGAACAACACACCGGAAGTACCGGAAGCCACTGTACACAATAAAGCGCCAGCAACCACAGTACTATTAACCAACATAGCGAATGAAGAAGGTGAAGCAGAGTTAGTAATTACTGAAGGGTCAGCGGTTGTAGCTGTACCAAAAGTAACCGCAGGGCGATTGCCTGTATAAGCAGTGCCGGGAACCAACTCAGTCCAACCTGCGTGAGTAGCTAAGGTGTTACCCGCAGCGTATGTCGTGCCGGAGCCGGGGCCTTGAACTAAACCTAAGTAAAAAGCGCCCGTATAACCGGAACCCTTAAAATAAGTCTGATTCATGCTTTGCAAACCTTCGTTTACAACCAAGTTATGAAAGGTGTCAGACCACTTTTCAACGCCATCAGCGCCTACGCAAGTTACGGTAAATACGCCACCAGCACCAACGCGCTCAGTGGCTCCTTTGTTTGCAACCAGATTTGCGGTTACTTCGTCTTTAGCTGAACTGAATTCCATGATGAGTCCTTAAGAGATGCGCACAATGGCGCTGTTGGCATCGGGAGTTGGGAAGATGATTTGGAAAGTGTCGTTGGTTACAGTCTTGTCTGAACCAAAATCTAAAACAGCCACAGACTTGTTACCCTGTGTAGAGTTGTAAATCAAAGCCCCACGACAAGTAAACGTTGCGTTTGTCCAAGTTGAATTATTAAATGACGCATATGCGGTAGGTATACCACTGTTGTTATTGCCGTAGGTTGGAGATACAGATATCACAAGTGTGTTACCTCCAGCCGTATACCCAGTCCCAGTCACTTCATTTGAAGTTGTGTAGACAGTAGTAGACGTACCAAGGTTTGCCGCTGCGGTATACAACGCTACTTTAAAAGTATTAGGCGTTGTGGGGCCAAAGTTATGAATTGCCTGAAGCAATTCAACTTTAAAACTTGTTGTTGCTGATTGAGCAATAGTCATTATGTAACCGCCTGTCTATATTGACCAGAACGATATGCGTCCTGACGTTCCATACCATCACCCAGACGTTTAGCCAGTGCAAGGGCTTCCATGTACTTTTGATTGTACAACGCCATCATGTCAGCCTCGCCCTTCATGTAGGTGTAGGCTTCAACTAAGGAACCATATAACAACACAGTATCAAAGTTGTCACCGAGCCAAGACGTACTTGCAGTCACAATAGATGGCGGATAGTAATAGTAGTGCAACTCGACGCTATATGTAGTATCTGGAGTAGGCCCAAGAATGAACGTCAACTCATTGACATCATTTGTTTGAGAACCAAACAACGCATAATATTTTGGAATGGCTGTATCGGTTGGCTGCGGGTACGCCTGACGGATGTAGTTTACATCTTTGTTAAGTAAATATTCATACGCGCCCGTGGCATCAATAACAGCCATTGAATACACCGCTAAAAAATCGCTAGGGCATCCAAGATATTTATTATTTGCTGATGTGGAACCAGTCACATTCTTGCGAATGGATGGAAACTGTACTGAATTGTAAATACGCTGTTCAGCTTGCTGAACGAACACGGGTATCTCAGCGACAAAATTCGCTTCAGTATTCTCCGTATACGCTTGTATAGCAGCGCTGAGTTGCGTGTAATTCATGCCATCGGGCCTCGTGACATCACACCTTTAGTCGCTGCACCAGTGCCACGCATCTTGATACCAGAAGTTTTTGGTGCTTTGTATGGATCACGGCTAATGTTACCAACAGACATGTTCACATCATTAGCAGTCAAACGATTACCACCTTGGTATCCGCTGTTCTTGATATCCACACCCGCTTCACCACTCATAGTGTGTGGCTCTGCATAGACGCTGGCGTCACCAACTTCTTTACCCATTACTTTTTTGCTAAAAGTGGCCATATCAAGCTCCCTTTTTGTATGTGAAGGAAGACTTCTTCTGGTTAGCCACTTTGGCCAAACCACGACCCAGAGCTTTCATCTGAGCGTTTGTTTTGCCGCCTTTGGCCAATTTGGTCATAGGCTGACCGGGATGCAGCTTCTTCTCGTGCTTATGCACGGCTCCAGCCATCATCTTTTTATCTTGCGCTAAATCTTTCTTGTCCATAATTAACTCCCTATCTGTATCGTTACTGTACCAATTTGTACGCCTAACAACAAGTAGTTTGGTGTTAAAGCCGCATCAAATCCTCTTGCCCCACCAACGGGGTTCCAACCCCATTGAATATCTCGACTACCCTGACTTGGGTATCCAAACCCATCTTCAGTTGTGCTATCAGTCAACAAAATCTGCAAACCAGTTTGCCCAGACTGAACATAACTCACATCAGGACGTGGTTCACGCACAGCTTGCGGATCATTGACTGGATACATACCCAGTTGCAATTGCGGCTGATCGGGATCCCAGCATGCTGGGCAAACTTTGACTTTAAATGGCTTAGTCTTGACCACCTGTGTCTTTAATTCCTTGAGCATATACCTCTGCGCACAACGGTCGCATTCAGCAATTGCATGCTTACCAGAGGCAAACCTATTAGGCATAGAACAAGTTCCTTGGCACAAATCTCAATGGAGAGGTATCGCGGTCTTCTGACTGGGCTAATTCCCACTGTTGTTCGTACTCAGCTTTTAACCCCATTACACGGTTTGGATCAACGTTTGGCAACTTCATGCTCAACAAATAAGCCAGTCCTGCCACCATGCAGGGAATAAAACGGAATGGAATATCTTGCACAGTTACACCTGTGCCAGCATCCTGAATACGGCGCATGCGGTAATACACAAACATGTACTGATCACCGGGGGCGTTAGGTGTGGGCCACACATTGATTGCTGGAAGATTTTGTACAGTGATAGCCGCGCCGGTAGTATGCGCCGCAGCAGTTGTGCCGTTTTGTCCACGAGCGCAGTTAAGCAACTGGTTGTTCACAGGGTCTACATTGGGGTAACTGATTGTTTCGTTATCAATTTTTATAAACCCAGCAGTCGTTAAGTTAGCCACATTTGACACTGTGATTGTGGTGGCTGTAGACGAGATAGTCCCGTTAAGGGTAACTGTAGACAGGTTTTCTTGACCAGACTGGCGGTTAAACCAATATTGGATTGGGCGACCTTGTGCCAACTTGTTTGGCAGACTCATGTAGGTCGACTCGGAAATACTGCTGATGTTGATGTCGATCTGGTTAGACGTGGCGTTACTTTGGCGAATAACGGTGTCTAGGAGATTGATTGTGTCCACTGGCATAGGGTAGATAGCCTGACCCGTCACCATTGGAATCTGGCCTTGTTCTACAGTCCAAAAGTTCAAACCACGGTTTGCCCACTCAATCGTCAGCAAGTTCAATGACCGACGTGCAGTGCGGAAGTTATAACCCGTGCGAAGTTCTTGACCGCAACGCTCAAACGCCTCTTCAATGAGGTCGTTCATGTCGAGGTTAAAGGCTGTGGTTCCGGTGGTCTTAGCCATTATCTATACCCTGCTGTTTTCTTTGCGAT